GAACATGAGGTTGCACCATACATGGTTCCCCGTGCCGTTATCTGCGAGTCTAAGCGTCAACTTATCGTCACCCTTTTGTGTGACCCCAAACTCGTGGTCTATGATTTCCAATTCGTAATCTCCCGGGGCAAGCAACTCTCTTGCAGGGCGATTACCCTCGTCCTTTGTTAGTGTAACTTTTGGCATAACTATTTCCTTCTTATGTATCTTGTATCTGGTTTACGTTTAATGAGGCATTCTAACCTGTTCGCAACTTCCTGGGATGCCTCTTTACCCTTGAGGTTGAATTTTTTCTGATACGCTTTTGTAAGTGCCGGGATGCTCACTGAGCATGCTTTTAGGAACTCATCCTGACCTAACTCCATCCGCGCAAACGCGCCAGGGATGTCTTCTATTGTAGGATTGCCGGCGCGAGTTGTGATCCGCACTCCAGGGATATCTTCCCCGTCTTCGATCACTGACTTGTTTACGATCTTTTTAACCCCGGCAATCCAATCTTCCAGGATCTTACAAATCTTGTATGCTTTACCTTTGTCCTCAGCAGTCTTGAGTTGGGTGAAGTCATAGTTCTTTAATTCTGTTTCTGGACTTATTTTTTCTAATGTATTCATCGCTACGTTGGATAGGGCTGGGCAAACACCACTATGCTTGCACCAGGTGCAGTACTCATTTGGGTTAAGTGTACCCTTCTTTTTATTTTCGGTTATCTTATCAATGATCGCCCATGCTTCTTCATACGAAAGGATGTAAACTTTGCCCCATCTATGTTCCGTATAAATCTCATGGATTCGCATTTCCTTCTTGCCGGTTTGCTGCATTCTGCCGGCTGCGTAGTATGCCATCTGAGCTTTGTACTCACGCACCTGCCCGGTCTTGAAGTCCCCGATCTGTTCCCCATCAAAGAGATCGTTGGTGCCAAAGCTGATTTCCTCCCCTGAGTCATCATAGATGTGAACCATCTCCTCGCACACAAGGGTCTTCATGTTGAAGTTGTCCTTCACATATTCGTACCCCCAAAGGACACCCGGCAACTCATCTGCCGGCACCGGGGAGGTCACCGGTTGCCCGGTGCACAACTGCTCCAGGTGCTCATGGGCGCGATTACCCTTGAGCGTAGCAGGTGAGTCCCCCCCGGCATTAGCAAACCCTCCACACTTCAAGTGTGAAGGACCACTAGATGGGGATCTAGTTGAGTGATGCTGCATGCTTCTCAGCTTTGTCTTTAAAGGAATCCTTCTTATCGACAACCTGTTTAGCCCGGTTATCTGTGATATCCTTCCAAGACTGACCACTCTTGATCCACTTGAGCTTGACCATGTAAAGGACGGCAGTGTCCTCCCACCCCTTGATCACATGTGCGAGAGTGGACTTGACCGGGATAGCAACCGGATCCGCTGCGGGCGATGCCTTCTCTTCACCCAGTGGCAGGTCTTCGCCGGCATAGATGTAGTGACCTAATCCGAAGAGTGCCAAACCCTTCACCAGACACCTCATAGTGGTGTCACTAAGCTGTCGAGCATTCGGGTTCTTAACAGCATTGTTTCGGTGGTCCATGACAGGCAACCACATCTTCCTCCACGCACCGTTGACGCAGATATTGATCCAGACCGTTGCTGACCCGTCCATGTGCACCTCATAAGGATGTTTTCTGTCCGAGTCTGGTGCATCGAAATATACCACCTCAAACCGGGAGTCCGGGTAGTGCTCCATAAGGATGCCCCATGCCCATGCCCATGATAGATAGGTTAACCCCATCTTCTTCTCTGCTTTTTCAGTGCAGTCTATTTTACTTAATTTGTCCCATACCTCTCGGTACGGATCTAATTCTACTTTTGTTTTCTTATCCATTTTTCTAATGTATCTGGTTTTCTTAACTGATCTACTCTTACTGCTTTTACAGGTTTGTAACCCCCATACTGCTGGGAGAAACTCCTCCTGTTAAATTCCTCTTTTTCAATCCAACCCATGATGTTGACAACATAGTAATCAGTGCCAGGTGTAGTCATCACCGCTATGTCCGCGACCATCGGTTTCTTAAAATATAACTCCCCGGTGGTGGACCACTTCACATCTATCGATGTAATGCCGCACTCCATATCAATACCCCCGTCTCCTTCGTTGTAACCTTCAGCTTGTAGATCCACATTCAGCAACTTACTCACTGCAACCTCTCCCAGGGCACCCTCGTAATTGATCTGCATGTCATCCTTACCGGACACCTTCGCGTTCCTGGTGCGAGTACCGAACTTCATCATCTGACGAGTGATCGCCAAAAACTTTGCACAAAGTATTTCCGGTGGGGATAGGATCATTCTGGTCATACGCTAAATTATTTATTCTAAACATAACCCCATTAGCGTTCTGCTAACCGCCATCGCGTTTGCCTCGTAGCTTTTATCCTTAAAATTGGAATACCGCTCCGCAGTCATGCGCGTTCTCCATTTTGCGTTGCCGCGAACGCTGTATTCCTCTTGGTATTTGGTGTAGGGGCCGCGCACTCCGCAATGGATTTGCCAGACACTTCCGCATACTTCATTTATCTTCATACTGCCATCTGGAGCAACTTCGCAAAGCTCTCCTCGTCCATGTAGAACCTCCAGGGATGGTTGTTCCTCTTATGGGCAACCACCGCAATCTTGCCTTTCGCATCCCGCACTGCTTGATCACACGCATCCGGGATTGGGAGTCGCTCGACATTCTTAACCTCAAACATCATCACATCATCCAACTCCTCGCAGACCACATCCGCACCTCCTAGCCCATTGTACTGAACACCTCTCTTCGCAGAGGTCCAACCGAGATCGCGTAACCAATCCCTAAACATCCGCTCCCCGCGCTTACCCTTCTCTCTGGAGAACTTCCCCATTACCACTTACCTGGGAATCTGGGAGTTCTGCCGCCGGCAAAGGTCCATGTCTTGCCATCCAACTTGATGGGCACCTTCATGCGTTCTCCGTTTGCCGTCCTGGTCCTAAAGTTTCGGTTGTGCGGCACCCGCACATGCACCATCTCCCCATTAGTTCTCTCGCATAGGACCACCTTGTAATTAGGAAAATTGTGCCGCACAACAAACGCCTCCTCGACCTCCAAAGCAGGTGGTTCCTCAACACTCTGCCCTTCCAACCCGAGGAGGCGCATCATCTTTTGCTCCCCCACTTCTGTATACACAATGTCCCTACCGTCCTTGTGCCAATCATCCGGGTACACAAGCTTGTTCTGCCGGTGCCGCACGATGGTATCCCGGTTGATCCCGGTCCTCTTGGCAATTGTTCTCTCCCTTGTCATTTGGTCCATGTATCAAGGAACTCTTTCACACCCAAACTGGATGCTTTGAAGTCTCGCACCATCTGCTCCTCATGCCTGTCCTCTGCCGGCCAAAGCCCTTTCAGAACTTTCTCCCTTATCTTGCGAGTAAGTTGCTTCTTGGTTGTGCCAAGATCTAGATCGTACTTGGGGGGTTCCCCCACTTGCGCCGTGTTCGTTGCGCCGGCATTCATTGTTAATGTGTTTTTCATTTTGAAATATCGTATTTCTCCCTTAAATAGTCCGAGTTAATCGGCAACCACTCACACAACTCCTCCAGCCCACCTTTGTGCCAGAAGGTGATTGCCGTTCTGACCGTTTCAACCTGGTACAACCAAGTGTCCTTCTCCCACTTCTCAAACCGAAACATCCCGTTAACGATGTATCCTTTTTTTCTAGCTAACCGATAATCCAACCCGGCTTGCCGAATAATCGCACCAATCAAGTCAATGCATTCATCCATTTCCGAGCACCTTTTCAATGCACTCTTCGATCACCTTAGTCATCGTTTTGCCACTCTTCTTGATCTGCTCCTTGATCAGTCCCATGACCCTAATGGTGGGTCTGAAACTTATTGGGATATTTCCGTATTTAGTCTTCATTGATATAGGGTGTCTTACACCTGTAATAAAAAAGGGGAACGATGCAAGCGGGGATCCGTCCGCTTATCCCAAACTAACTCATATCCATTGTTTCGCATCGTTCCCCAAAGTGTTGTCAGGTTGATTTCTCTAAATCCCTAACCCTGTTGGTTAGCACCCGTATGATTGTTGTCTGATCCTTGACCTGGTTCTTTAGGTCTTCGGTGCCCTGCAATGCTTCCTTTAGCTTTGCCCTCAACTCGTCTTTGCTTTCAGTAGTCATGCTATTGGTGTCTTACACCTTGGTTAAAATTTTTATTGCGACCCTTGTCCGGTCTGGTTGCTGTGAACTTGCTGGGTCTTTACAAGCTCAAGCAATACCTCAAGCTTGGACTCTATTTCTTCAACCCGCTCGCTTGCAACCGGCAGCTTCATTGTGCCAGCAAGTAGTTCCTGTTCATTGTCTGAAAACTCCTCAAAATGAGGGTGGTTTTTCATCCAATTAATGCAGCGATTGTGGCCGCACCCAACAATGGTGTCCACAAACCCACCCCTGAACGCCTCGTTCCATTGTTCAAGTGGGAAGGTTTGCACGCCTCGCTCTAATGCCCTGACACTGTCGTGCGCCAACGCGAATGCAAACTGCTTCATCGCTTTGTCATCCGCACCAAGCTTCACCTGACGCTCCGCTTTCAACGCACGCCCCTGCCACTTTAACTCGCCATCAGCGTGCTGGTCCATGCCTTCTATCGCACGCGCCAAAGCCATTTCAAGGGAAGAATGACTCTCCAACAACCCAAGGTTTTGCTCGAGAACCGCCGTCTCGTTCCGCATTAACTGTTTGTAACTTTCGTTACCGTAGGAATCTGGCACAAGACCCAAAAATGATGGACCATGTTTGTAAACATATAAACCGCCCCCTGCCGCACACAAAATCATGCAAACAATGAACGCAACCCCATAAGTTATCAGCTTGAGAGATGAGCAGCAGGAGTTGACCAACTCAACGGTATCTTCTGCTACCGCTTGGGTTGCCTCTGTCTGAATATAGTGTTCGCGTTTCTGGAGTTGCTTAAAATTCTCGATTCCATCACTCATCCTCTTCGTGGGCTTTGTATTGCTTTCCATTTTTACTTAATAATTTTTCTGTTAGTTCCTGTAATAATTCCGACAGGGAGATCCCACGCTCGTTAGCATGCTCCTGCAAGCGGTCAACATTAGTCTCCCACTCCCAAAAGTTGACGATCTTCTTGCCCTTTTTTCTTTGTCCTGGCATCTCGTAACACCGAGTGTCTTACACCTAAACCCCAACAAACAAACCAAATCCATCCGTATGCGCCTTTTGTACTACCGCCGTACTACTGCGGTCAACCCCTTTTTTAAAAAAAGTTTGCATGCCTGGTATTACGGTGCCAATCCTCCTCGCATGCGGCGACCATCAGAACCGGCTGGACCTAAAGTAGGGAAGAACTTCCGTATCTCCCCATCCCTCTGCAAATACGTTGAATCCTATGCCAAGGAGCACGGCACAACCTTCTCCGCACTGGTCGAAGAGTGTGTCAGGAAGCAAATAGGGGACATTATCGCTGAAATGGACATCGATACTCCTACGATCCGTCCCGCATGGATCAAGTTC